ACGCAGGACAACAGACATTTTCTGTTGAATTGCTAGATCGCTCAAATCCTTTGTTTATGCAGGAGCTCATGAATAACCTCGCTGCACAGTACGCAAAGGCAACCGATACAGCTGTAAACCTTGCATTGTGCACAGGTGCAACAGCGGACTCAACAACACTCACAACCTATCCAACAGCTGCCGAGCTTCTCGGTGTAGTTGCTCGCGGTGCGGCATCTGTTTACTCAAACACATCCGGCTTTGCTCGTAACATCATCATGAATACTTCACAATGGAGCAATGTCATGACACTAAACGACTCTGGACGCCCTATCTATAACGCACAGGTTCCATCAAATGCTGGCGGCGTAGTTGCTCCAACATCTGTACGCGGAAATGTAGCCGGCTTGGATCTGTATGTAACAGCAAACACAGCTGCAACAACAGACACAGACGATTCAATCTTGATCGTCAATCCAGACAGCTACACATGGTACGAAGGCCCTACTTATCAGCTACGCGCTGATGTAATCGCTTCCGGACAAATCTCGATCGTTATGTACGGTTACGGTGCAATTGCAACCAAGATCGCTGCTGGCGCATTTGGTGTAAACAAAACAGCTTAATCGCTAACAATCAATCATGGGCTAGTTCGCTCCCGAGCTAGCCCAGTCGTAGAAGGGAAGAGCTCATGCCATCCGTCATCACAGCTGCACAGTTGCGATCTGTTTTAGGCGTGAGTTCTTCTCTCTACAACGATGCCTATCTTGAGCAGATAATCGATTCCGGAGAGGCCGTGATCTTGCCGCTTCTTGTGGCGAATCAATCTGCCGTTGATGCTTATGAATTACAGTCAAATGTGGCGTACTTCTATTGCGCAAGAGTTCACAATTTTGTCATAGGTCAATCAGTCATTGTTGCTGGATTGCCAGCACCATTCTCAGCGACATTCACAGTCGTCAAGGTTGGCGATTATTATTTCACGGCAGCTCTTACAAATGCCGATGTGACAAAGCGACAGATCATTCCAAATGGCACAGCAACGCTTTCGGGGTATTCAGCTGCGACACTTTACGCAGCCAATCCAGCGATCGAATCTGCTATGTATGCCGTCTGCATTGAAATCTTTCAAAGCCGAATTGCTGCCGGTGGCCAGATTGAAGGCGTGGATTTTGCCAGTACGCCTTATCGCATGGGACGCAGCTTGACCAACAGAGTGTCAGCATTATTACAGCCATTTTTAGATGTCGAAACGATTTGTCAATAATGCCAGCCTCATCGATCGCGGTTGATGTCCGTGGAGCTCTTAAAACAGCAATCTCATCCGTGGCAGCAAATGTCTATGACTCAGTACCGGAAGCACCAATGGTTCCTTTCGCAGCGATTGTCCCATCTGCGCCGTACCTTGAAACTGTCTTAATCGGTAAAGCTGCGGTCAAAGTCAAGGTCAATCTTGTCATCACTCTTGGCGTTGCGATGTATTCCAACGCGGCAGCTCTCGACAACATCGAGCAGCTCACAATTAGCATTCTGGCGGCATTGCCGGCAGGTTACACATTGGGAAATGTGTCTAATCCAATTCCTGTCCAAATAGGCGCATCGGAGATTCTCGCTTGCGAGATTGAAGTAGCGACTTACTACACTCAAACAAACTAAGGAGTACTAATGCCAACGACAGTCATAACTGGCCGCGATTTAGCATTGACTATCGCGACCGTTAGCTACGATGCACAAGCAACATCAACAACACTCACCAATGAACACACAATCGAGACTTATCAGACTTTAGACGGCCGCGCTTACAAAGCGGTTGATGACAGTTGGACTCTTGATGTGGAAATGCTCGCAGACTGGGGCGCGTCTGGATCACTTTGCGAAGCAATGTGGACAGCTTGCGAAACAGCTCCAAACACAACACTTGCTGCATCTTTAACAGCTGCAACAGGAGCGGTGTTCGCTTGCAATGTATTGCCTGTATTTCCAAGCGTGGGCGGAGCAGCTCCGGGCGCACAGACAGTTACAATGTCATTCCAAGTAGTTGGAACACCAACAGAGACATTCAGTTAAAAAAAGAATCGGGAGCAAATAAATGAAGCTAAACATTACGATCGAATACTTCTCTGGGGAGTCTGCAACCTATGTTGCAGCTCCACCGGAGTGGTCGAAGTGGGAATCAAAATTCGGCAAAACTATCCAGCAAGCCGACTCAATGGGAGTCAGCGATTTGCTCTTCTTGGCCTATAACGCCATGAAGCGCGAATCAGCCGGTAAAGCGATTAAGCCTTATGAAGCTTGGATCGAAACCGTTGCGGATGTTGAGGCTGGATCGGATAGCCCAAAAGTTATCCCGTCGGAAGCTTAAATCGACTACTTGTCGAGCTAGCCATTGCGACTCACATCCCGATGGAAAGTTGGCAGACGGCGGAGCAGGTCTTAACAGCACTCGAGATTTTGGAGAATCGAAATGGCAGGTAAGCGAGGCGTTTATAGCATCGAGGTTGAACCTGCCGAATTAAAGAATTTGATTCAGACTCTTAACAAGCTTGACAAAGAGACACAAAATGTTGTGCGCGATCGGGCAATGGGATTATCTCAACGACTGGCCGGTCAATTGATGATGTTCTCTCAAAGTGCTCCAGCTCCACAGACAAAGCTAGTTGCACAGACTATTGCTGCAAAGCGAGATCGATTGATCCGCGTGGACATTGGTGGCGCAAAGAAAGTCGGCCGAAAGTACGGCGGAGAAACTTCTAAGAGCGGTAAAGGTTCTAAAGTTCGCCAGAGTGCAGCTCCAGCCGGTGCGCTTCTATGGGGCACAGAGTACGGATCGGGCCCGGGCGTGGATTCAATTGGTCGCGCTTACACCGGAAGATTCAAAGCTACTCGCAACAAGCGCGGCTATTGGATTACTCCGGCCGTTGATTACTACACACCAATCGTTGCAAAAGAATACATTTCAATGATTCAAGGTGTTATCAATGATTTGAGGTTGGACTAATGGCGATTCCAAAAGTAAAGATAACCTTTGACGCAGACTTTGATGAATTAAAAAAGGGCGTCAAAGGCGCACAAACCGAGGTCGAAGGATTCTCAGATCGCATTGGTAAATTTGGAAAGGTAGCCGCTGCCGCTTTTGCAGCTGCCGCCGTCGCAGCTGTGGCCTACGCTGGCAAGCTTGCAATTGATGGCGTTAAGTCTGCCATTGCCGATGAAGCTGCTCAAAAGAAATTGGCTCTTACATTACAAAATGTTACCGGAGCAACTAACGCTCAGGTTAAAGCCACAGAGGCTTACATCTCAAAGACACAGTTTGCTTTCGGCGTATCGGACGAACTTTTACGGCCATCCCTTGAGCGGTTGGCTCGGGCAACTGGCGATGTTGAAAAGGCTCAGAAGCTTCAAACACTAGCTCTCGACATTTCAGCCGGTAGCGGTAAGTCGCTGGAAGCCGTCTCAAATGCTCTTGCAAAGGCACAGGAGGGCAATACAGCCGCTCTTGGTAAGTTAGGCGTTGGACTAAGTGCCGCAACGCTTAAAACGCTTTCAATGGATGAAATTACAAAGAAGCTTGCAGATACTTTTGAAAATCAGGCATCTGCAAAGGCTGACACATTTCAAGGCAAGATGGCCAGACTTTCAGAAGCTTTCAATGAAGGCAAAGAAACAGTCGGTTCATTCATCCTCGATGCCATTACGCCGCTTGTGTCAGGCTTTGTGGACAAAGTTATTCCAGCACTTTCACAGATGGCTGGTTCCCTTGGCAAGGATCTCAAAGATCCACTCAACACAATCAAAGGCGTTGTTGTTGATTTTGTTATTCCAGCATTCAAAGGTCTTTACACTTATTTATTTGATTATGTGATTCCATTCTTGGCCAATGTTTTCGGCCCAGCACTTAAAGGATTATCTAGCGCGTGGGATAAGATCAAAGATGCTGTGAATGACAACAGCGCCGACCTTGCGCCATTGTTGAGTCTATTTAAGTCAGTTGCCGGATTTGTGCGCGATAATCTTGCTCCAGCAATAGGCACAGTTCTCAAATTTGCATTTGAAGTTATAGGCACAGTAATTGCAGGTCTTATCACAGGTGTTGGAAATCTTGTAGGATTCTTTGATAATCTCATCAATAAAGTTAAATCATTCATTCAATTAGTTAAAGACAATCCAATTGTGTCTGGAATTTCTGGTCTCATCGATCGGGTATTTGGAGGCGGTAAAGCTGCCGGTGGCATGGTAGCCGGTGGCACAAGCTACCTTGTCGGCGAGCGTGGGCCAGAAATCTTCACGCCATCTGGCAGCGGCAACATCATCCCAAATAACAAACTCGGCGGCGGTGGCGGATCGGTCTATAACATCACCGTCAATGGCGCAATTGATCCAGAGGGCACAGCTCGCACAATTATAAACATTCTCAATAATTCTAACTATCGCGGCACATTAGGCGCAGGGGCATTTGCAGGATGACGCTCTGGACTCCCGAGTGGCGAATCTTGATCGATGGCGTGGATTACAGCTCAAACACCATCGCCAATCTCAACATCACATCCGGTCGCACATCGATTTATGAACAACCTGTGGCCGGATACGGTTATGTGGAGCTCATCAACTTTACAAATGAATCTTACGCTTTCACCGTTGGCACAGACATCCTTATTTCGATCAAGGATTCGACTGGGACTTATGTGGATCTTTACGGCGGATTCATTTCGGATCTTGAAATTTCGGTGCAGACATCCGGATCAATCGGCTATGTGACAACAGCCAGAATCACAGCTCTTGGAGCATTGTCAAAGGTTGCTCGATCTAACTGGGACATCGCATTGGCCAGAGCTTATGACGGCACTCAGATTTATACGATGCTCTCGGATCTACTTTTGAACAATTGGAATGAAGTCGCTCCGGCTTTGACTTGGGCAAATTATGATCCAACGACTACATGGGCAACAGCTGAAAATGTAGGACTTGGCGAGATAGATCAGCCTGGACAATACGAGATGGTCAATCGCGGAGCTGATCCGGTATCGATGTACACACTAGCTTCACAAATTGCAGAATCCGGACTCGGTTATCTCTTCGAGGATTCATCTGGGCGAATCGGGTATGCCGACGCTTTACACCGACAGAATTATTTAGCGGCCAACGGATACACAATTATCACAGCAAATAACGCAATCGGCGTGGGATTGCGCTCGATTACACGCTCCGGCGATGTGCGAAATTACATTACTCTTAACTATGGCAACGGAAGCTCAAATGTAGTCGTGAGCGATCTTGCTTCAATTGCAGAGTATGGCAAATTTGCTGAAATCTTTGACACGAATCTTCACGATCACACAGAAGCGGCAGCGGTGGCCGCTAGACGATTACAGCTTAAAGCCTATCCACGAGCATTCTTTGACTCAATTGAATTCCCATTGGGATCACCGGAAATCGATGACAGCAACCGCGATGCTTTGCTCAATGTCTTTATGGGCTTACCGTTGGAAGTCACGGATCTACCGCCTAACATCGTCGATTCAAGCTTTCAAGGATATGTCGAAGGCTGGACTTTTAGAGCTTCTTACAATGCGCTTTCAATAGTTATCAACGCTTCACCAATTGAATTCTCACAAGTGACACTCCGATGGAATCAAGTGTCTGCTAGTGAGTCTTTTAGTACACTCAGCCCTACACTCACATGGGAAGACGCGATCGGATCGGTGGCATAAATGGCAACAACAACTCCCAATTTTGGCTGGCCGGTGCCAACGAGCACCGATCTTGTCAAAGATGGCGCAACAGCAATTGAAGCTCTCGGCGATGCCATTGATGCTTCTATGGTCGATTTAGAAGGTGGCACAACTGGTCAAGTTCTTTCAAAGGCTTCCAACACAGACATGGACTTTGCTTGGGTAACGACCGATGATGCTAACGCAATCCAAAACTCAATTGTCGATGCAAAGGGCGATCTTATTGGAGCAACGGCAGCAGACACACCAGCCCGCTTGGCTGTCGGTACAAATGGTCAAGTGCTTACAGCTGACTCAACAGCTGCAACAGGTCTTGCATGGGCAACAGCCTCAACAGGTTCAAGTTATGTCGCTGGAAAAAATGGAATTCTAAACTCTAATTTTTCTGTGGCACAACGCGGAACAACTTTTGCTGCACCTACAACAAACAGTTACACATTAGATCGTTTTATCTGGCAATCATCAAGTGTTGCAAGCAAAACAGTCAGCCAACAATCCTCAGGCTTAACAGGTATTCAGTATTCAATGCGCGTTGCTCGCGACT